TGCTGCCGCCCTTTCAGGGGCATTAATGACAGAGGACTTAATACTGTTCTTAAATGCGCCAAATATTCTTCCTCCTGCTCCCAGATCGGAAGCGAGGACATTCAAAATCTCTGCATCTATCATTCCGGCAAGTCTCATCGTTTCGATTTGTGCCTGAAGCTCAAGAACCGTCTTAGAGACGGCGGCTGCGAGCATAACCAGCAGGCTTGCTTCCATGATGTCAAGTTCTTCTTCAAGTTCTTCTATCTCAGGCACTGACTGAGTACCCGGCTATATGACTCAACGGGTTCGTACCCTCCAGACACGCCGTCTGGATTCGCCTTGAAACCTCTTCTGTGAAGATCATTGCAATATCTTCAAATGCTTTATCACTAATCCCGAACCATACTCTCGGCTTCATACCGGGGTGCTGGACTTTCTTGGTAGCGACCACCCGTGAGGTTCCCTCAAACACCAACCATGGTTTTTTCTTGACTTCAATCGTGTGGGCATCTGTCCCTTCCTGATGGAATTTGCCAATCTTTCTGCGGGATTGTTTTGGCTTCTCTTTGCCCTTTTTTGTAGTGACACGGAGAGAAATTTTCTCCCTATTCTTCAATTTGGTGACCCTTTTGTCACTCTCCAGATGTTGCATAATCCCTTCGGCGACAAGAGGTTTACTTGGTGCTCTATACCCCATCCTCTGCTTTTTACGGATCGTTGATTCCTTCAACGCCCTGAGTTGATCCCCGGACACACCTTTGCCCCGCTCAAGGCGTTCAACATGGTCTTTTTCGACGACTTCAGCCGATTCCTTTAATTGCCTGTCCCATCCGCGGAGTTTAATCTTGGCAAGGTCGAAGTCAGCCTCAACTTGGAAATTGATGTTCATATCTTTTGCACGATCTTATTAGCGAAGTCCCTACCAGCCTCTAATCCGTCCTTTATCGTATCTCTGTGTTGGGATAGAAAAGTCGCTGCAACGCTCTCTAAATAAGGTTTTGTATTTTCTAACAATTTATTTAAATCTATTTGTTCCAATATCTTCTCAGCACTATCGTCAATGGTCTTTTGGATACTATCAACGCGATTGAGGTGTTGTAGGACAAGTGCCATTACGTTGCCAGACCCCTGAAATTGAACGGGGACTCCTCCTGTGGCTTCTCCTGTGGCTCTTCTTCTGGAATAGCACTCACCATCTCCGCAATCTGTTCTTCGTTCATGTCAGGGTTGTTATGCCGGAACCAATCGGCTTTGGATGATAGTCCGTTGCTCCATTCCCACTCCCACTGCTCCCTTTCCTCTCTTGCTGATGCCGGGAACCGCGGTTCACTGAAATCCACTGAAAATTCATCAGAAAGCCGTGATCCATGTGCTTCCAAGATCGCTTTGTCGATTTCAAAGCGTTTTTGCTCGACAGGTCGCCAAATCATCTCCACATCGCCCTCAACGCCTTCTGTAAGGTCGATTTCGAGCATTTTCAGGGCTTCTCCCGTCACGCCGTCTCTACCAAGAGCCCATTTTGTCTTTAAATTGTTGTTATAAGCCACGGAATCGACCAAAAAGCGGATTCCTTCAACATATTTCTGTAAATCGCCACCGGGGGCCGCAAAATTGAAGTTTGACCCCTCTGGAAGGATTAAAGGCTTGTCTACACCCAATTTCATCCTCGAAGCGTCGTCAATCCCCATTACAACGGGCTGTCCGAGCATTTGGAGCCTCATAGACAGCGACATTTCGGTCAACATGATATTTACGGTACGATTCATGTTAATAATGTCCGAAGCACCCTCTCTCCACCAATCAGTCGTCATTGGATGCCTGTGAGCGTAGGTAATTGGGACAATCCCGTAGGGATTAATCATCTGTTCGTTACCATCAATGGCTATAATCTGCCCTTTCTGGGTAATTTTGTAATGTTCGTCGGGGCTCCAGTACACATAGACCATTTCGGAGACTTTTTGCTTCTCCTGAGAGAAGAGGGGGTAAATAATAGCTACGGGCTCTGATTCATGAGGGAGAAAAAGGGGATAAAACTCGGTGAGGATGTTATATCTGACCATTTCTTCCTCTTCATCCCAAGTGGATAGAAGTGCCATTGTCCCCAATAGGTAGGTTAGTCTTTCAAACTGAACCATAGCCGAGTCTAACCCTTGAACACGCTCGTGATAAGCCTCATTCGATCTTTGAGGAGGCTGTTTATAAGCAATAGCCCTGCTGTTGACCAATTTCCCCGTAATATTCTGGGCAACAACCGGGGTCTGTTGGAGCGATTCAGAGGCGAAATAGGATGATATATCCGTCTCCAGTTCCGAAATAAACCCCTCGTAGTAGTTCAGAGCCCGATACCTTTCTTCTGTTCTTTTGTGTAATACGTCATCTAAAAATTTCTTAAGACTTCTTGTGACAGCCTCGCTTGACAAGTCCTGAATAATCATGCTTTATAAATCCGATCTCCATCTACGAAAGTGTCCAGATTCCATTGAGTCGCATCAGTTTTTAGGCTTTTGATTGATCTTAAAGCCACCAACAGGGCGACTATAAAAACGACATTCACCGCAAGGCTTACACCCAATAAGAAGGCTACCACGTCACGGAATATGCCTCTCGCTTGATGACGGGAAACAGGTAATGCACACCATATCCAAAGGCATCGCTTATGTGCGACAGCTTTAATTGTGTTTTGTCAATATCACCTTTCCGCCAAACGACCCGTTCCAGATCGTTTATCAATTTTGGACAATTCTCCATAGAAAATTTTGAAACTTTATCATTTACCCTTAAAAGCTGGTTCACAGCGTTTACTCTATCTCGTACCGGGGGATTTTTGCGTTTTGCATAGACTCTAAGCCCCTTTTCCTTTAAAATTTGGTGATCTGACTTCTGACTCGATGTTTTTCTCGCCGCACCCGTTGCATCGGGATAAATAATCGCATTTGGATATTTCTCCTTAATAACCTCCGCCATATCGAATGTGGTGGAGTTCGCCATGAAAAATTCATCAAAAACGTGGCAGGTATCGCCTATTTTGCAAAATGCCACCGCCGTCATGGGATTTACGTTGAAATCCATCCCGATGTGGACTTGATGATACTTTTTGAGTTCCTCAATATCTTCCCGCTCGTATATGTGGACATCCCGACTAAATTCTTTGTAAACGCGCCCCTCCTGAAGATTGACGAACTTCCCGTGGATATAAGCGTCAACCATCTCCTCCGTATAACCAGAAACAAGCGATTCCTTATATTGCTCCGGGAGATAATTGTTTTCTAACGTGGAGGCAAACGCTACTCCCACATCGTAAGACTGTTCCTGATTCGCGATGAGATCGTATCCCCAATTCAGGGATTCAGGTGTACCTGTTAGGAAAATTTCCCTTTGCTTCGCATCTGGATGCCTTACACGCGAAAGTGCCACGTCAAATACATCCTTACTCTGGATAAATGGCTCATCTATACCCACCGCAGCCAGAGATTGACCTAAAAGTGAGTGCGGATCGTCCCCTGATCCAATCCATATCACGCCATTCCAATTCATAATTCTAATTTCATTTTCCGATTTGTTGTGTGTGAATGTCAAACCTGCCCTACCCAAAATATCCTTTAGCGTGGGGATAATCGTTCTCCGCGCCATCTTGTAGGACGGGGATACATACATTACAGGGATTCCAGAATTGACATAGGAAAGGTAGATCAACCTGATAGCCCCTATATACGTTTTACCCGATCCGTAGCCTCCAACTAAACAACGTATGTAGTGAGGGAGGTTCCAAAACTTCTGCTGCGCCGGGAGGAAGGCGGTCGAATCAATGACGAACCTAGACAAGTGTACACTTTTTATGTATAGTGGCTGCTGGGGTCACTTAATGACGACCTCGTCGCTAATTATCTCAGTGACCTGCAATTCCTCGCGCACTCGTCCGTCCATCCTGTCCAGACAGACTTTAATAGCATTGATGTCCCCTCCTAACGCCATTTGATACAGCTTATCGGCGAGCTGCTGCCGCATCGTCCCGTTGTCGGTCGGTATGTCGCCCAATCTGTTAAGCAGGTTACTAACGGAGTTTTTGCGACCACTCCCGACGCTCGCAGTGTTACCCGGCTGGAATAGTCCGCCCGGATTACCAGACTGCCCCGCGACCCATCGACCGCGAGAGTCCCGCTTCGGTTTTACCTGCGCGCCTTCAGGAACTGCGCCTTGTCTCTTATTATCTGACATCTTCAAATGTTTGCTGGTACCGGTAGCAGCTATTACCCCTTTGTGATTATCTCTCCGCTTGGAAGT